ACTACAATGCACCATATTTTAGAATCATGGATCAAGGACCAGCAACACCTAGATTTAACTGAGACGGGCATTCTAGCGCACTCTATGGCCCAGCAAATCATAGAAAAAGGCCTTACTAATAGACTCAATGAATATTGGGGGTTAGAAGTAACATTATACTACCCAGGGTTGTATGCAGGAGCTACTGATGTAGTGGGTATTTATGATGGGGCCGAAAGTATAATAGACTTTAAACAAAGTAACAAGCCAAAAAGAAAAGAATGGATAGGTGATTATCTGCTTCAACTTGCCGCATATGCACTAGCACACAATGAAGTGTATGGTACTAATATACAAAAAGGAGTTAATCTTATTTGTACTAAAGACAATTTGTTCCAAGAATTTATATTTGAAGGACAAGAATTTAGACAAGCTAAGTTTAATTGGTTAAGAAGAGTTGATCAGTATTATAACGAAAGGGAAAAAAATAATGAATCTATTCCATCTACACAAGGATCCGAAAACAATAGCTAAATACCACTGCGATAAACACGTAGTTAAAATGGTATTAGAAACTGCACAAATGTTATGTAGTGCATATAAAAAACATTATTATGATGATGGTGAGTTATATAAAATTGCTCATCCAAAACACCCAATGACTTTATGGGTAGGTCAGGCCCATATGAATTTTAAATTTGCTTTAGATGTATTAGAAGCTTTAGGCGATGAGTATACTTATCGATACGGCAAAGTTCATAACTCAATGCGTATTCATAAATTACTTACGACTAAACATACAAGATGGCATTCTTGGGATGGTTGTTTTACTACTCCACCTCAATGTATGCCAGATCAATATAAAAATGCCGATTATATTACAGCATACAGAAATTATTATAAAGCAGAAAAGAAACCTTTTGCTGTGTACACAAAACGGGATGTTCCAGACTTTATGAAAGACAGAATTGAGACATAATTCTGCCATATTTATGCCACAATTAAAAAATTGTAGGAAACTCCAATCGTCTAAAAACGTTGATTTTAAAGGATTGTCGGAACTTTGCAAAAAAAGTTCCTACACGAATAAGCCGCACTATACAACAATTCTAGTCGATTTTTGGTCAATTGTAGGTATTGTAGGTACTTTTTGGAGGGTAATGAAAAAAAATTTTTTCAAAAAAAAGTACAGACCCCCAAAAGTTCCTACAATTTGGCAAAAATTGCTTAAAAGCGTTGGTATACAATGCTAATTCGTGTAGGAACTTTTTAAAAAAAGTTCCTACAAATTCCACAATCCGCACTAGGAGCCACTTTTTTTTCCTACAATTTTACTAAAAGTTCCTACAATTTGGTCAAAGGGCCGAGTTTGACAGTATCGAACCATAAAATATGGTCAATAGTGTAATTTATAAATTGTGTTATAAATGTGGCATGCCAAAATCTAAAACCAGAAAAAAATCTAAGTATAGATCATTGATGATAGATAAAAAAAGATATTACTTTTATCGTTTGACTTGGTTAGATATCTTAGGTGACACCGGGCACGCAGATACAGAAGAGTTTTTACAAATGAAACCTGCTAAGATGGTTAGTTATGGATATGTATTTGAAAAGACAAAAGAATATATAAAAACTTTTGCAAGTTATGATTCTAAAGAAGGATGTTTTTCTGATAGAAATGTTTTTCCTGCAGGGTGTGTAATAAAATTAGAAAGGATTAATCTGTAGATGCGTCTTCTGATACAATATCTAATTGTTTTGGTAATGTTTTGTCTGATTTTGGCGTTACATTTTTTACTTGTTCTTTAAAATCTTTTACTTCAACACCATCAATAATCGGTGAGTATTGATCTAATACTTCTGCAATTCTTTTATCTAATTCCTCTTCTGATAGATCATCTAGTTTACCTGTTCTAATAATTTTTTGTTCTACATATAACCCGGCTGCTTTACCTCGAGCAACCTCTGCATTAATTGCTGCGGTATAAGATTTATCTTCCAAAGCTTTATTTCTCATTTCACCTAATTGGGCCATATGAGATTCAAAAGTGATGTCATATTTTTTTAATATCTCTTGTCTTAATTCTCCAATGTATTGAACCACTAATGGATATTTTTTTGGATTCTGTAATTCTGATGCAGTAACGTGAGCTCTGTCTTTTTCATAAGCCGCATCGATAGCACATTGTGTTGCCGTTTTTCTGCCTTCATTGTAAACGAGCTCTTGTGCAAATTTCATTTGTTTTGGTGTTAAATGTTTGTGCATTCCCATACCTTGACAATTAACGTAAGAAAGTGTAAAAGTCAATTAGACAATATCTCCGTGTTGTTTGATTAAAAATATGGGGGTCGGCTTACGAAGTGACCTAATCGACGAGAATGTTACGGATACTGGGCCCCTATAGAAATATATGATTAGTTTAAGACACTTCAGACAAGTTTTAGATAAGTTTGTAAAGTCACCTACGGCAGGTGATGCCAGGGTACAAATTGTATTACCCAATGGTGAATTTTATGATGTGAAAGGAATTCAATTAATGGAAAATAAATTAATTGGAGTCAGAGAATCCCACAGATTAGTTATAACAATCAAGCCAGAGACTTGGCGAATGGGTAAAGTTTTAAAGAAATTATAACACCCACACTTACTGTAAATTTATGGCTAAAGACGAGTCTAAATTCTGGCAAGAAGTTAAGAAAAATATCAAGCAAATTTCCTTTACAAGACTTGAGTCTTGGGCCTCTGCTGGTGTGCCAGATCTATTATGTTACAATGAAAAAGGAAAGTTTTTTACTATTGAATTGAAAGTAGAGAAACGTAAGAAACTAACCTTCTCTCCGCATCAAATTGCCTTCCATATCAAGCATCCACACAATACATTTATCTTGGCAAAGGCCCTCGGTCCTTGTGCCTTAAAACTTTACAGAGGATCCGACATTCTAAAACTCGTGAGCCGTGAGCCTGTGACCGTTATTGCTGATAGCTGGACCACGGTTCAGGAACATCTTGTCAATGTGACATAACGCCGCACCCCTGGTGCGTGCTTGCGGGCGGGTCCCACCCACTTTATACTTTTACTAAACTAACTCCGGGTCCTTGGTCGGTGGTTCCGCCTAATACAAGTGTTAACCCTTGCACCATATGCTTTTTCCTCATCACCAAGGACCGGGACTTAGTTTTTAATCTCATACTCTAACCAGCCTGCGGCCGCCTCTACGCCTTTAAGAAAAAAAGCTTTTTGCTCCTCTGTCTCAAACACGTACAGCTTAACTTCATCCTTATCTCGACCCCATGCAATTCGAACTTGTGGCATTAACAATACTCCTTTCTAGATAGTTCCTTTGGCCCGGATCCATTAAACCAGATCTTAGGCAGCAGGGCACAATCGTACCTCTGCTCGGTTCTAGTTATTTTAGAATGAATCTTTTTAACAAACGCAGCTGCATCCATTCTAGTTTTAAATTTTTTAGGAAAAGCATTCACCTTGCTGCCAGCAGTGTAATACCATCCGCCCTCCTCATATCCACCGAACTCACGGTAGACAGAGTAAATTGATATTTTCCAAAATTTATTCATGCTCCTACAATATCCCAGTTTCCTTGTCCATGCAACATGAAACATGTGCCTGCGACAATTTTGCCCACGGGACAAGCGACAATTTGTCACATTGACATTAATCATGTTGTGTGCTTGTGGGCGGGACCCACCCTTTTTATTTTTTCGCTTGTAGCTTGCAGCTTGTGCCTTTTGCCCACTTGTAGCTTGTTGCTTACCAATTAATAATGCCTGCTATCGTCAAGATAGCTAAGCCTGTGGCTATGATACTAATTTCAAATAATATAGTTTCCATAAATTTTTTAATCATTATATCCTTTCTGTTTTTTATTTTTTCTATTTTCAATTATATTTATAATTTCATTATAATTATAAATTTTATTTTTATACTCAAATTCCAACGGATAACATTTAAAATGTTTTAAATGGTCTATGACAAAACTTATTAATTCATTTTCCATAAATTTTTTTATCATTAGTGTTTTAAGTAAGTTATATTTTTAATCTTACGGCTCCAACATTTACGGCAATCTAAACATTTTCCGCCTTGAGTTGGCGCTGGGCAAGTTGCTTTTTTTGGGTTGGTTGTTACAGTACTTGACCACTTCCAAAACTTACCCGCGGGCCCGTCAATATTGGTTCCAGATAATCGAATAATTAAATTTTTTGGAATTCTGTTCACTGGTATTTTTTTTAAATACTGAGCTTCTTTAGTTGGCATCCAATGCTTTACGCCTGGTGTTAATCTACAAACTTTAAAAATTTTTAATAAGTGTTTAACGCTTTGAATATCTCCAGCGTCGTGCCATCTAAACCATTTAACTTTGAATGAATTAATTTGAGTTGCCATAGCTCTGACCCATTGCGGCTTGGTAATAGATTTTAAACGGGTATATTGCGCAGCCTTTACGCCTTTATACATAGAATAAAAACCACGCTTTGCATAACAGCCAAAACAAACAGTGCCAGGAATTTTTGAAAGTTTGCTACCTGTTTGACACTCCCACGCGGGCAAGCCATAACTATAACCAGGCATTTTAGAGGGCTTAGAAAATGAGCCCGTATATTCTTTTAATTCTTTCTTATTCATATGTGTGTCTTAGCCTGGTTCCTGGTCCGTGAACATTGGCCAAATTGTCGCAGGGTAGAGCTTGTGGGCGGGTCCCACCCAAGAAAAAAAGAAAATAAAAAAAGCCAAAGGTGGCTCACGCTAAAACACGGCCTTCCCTTTGGCTTGAGGGTTTCCCAATTTTAAGTGTAGTACATCCCCACAATCGAACACTTGCGGATTTACTTCCGACCGCAACGGAAAATTACAGAGTATATTATAGAGGTCGCAATTAAACCTCTTTGGTCAAGTAACGCTCCCGATCCATTTCTATGCGTTCGTTCTTCCTCTTACGAGGTCTGGGACACCTTGAC